TTCTTCGATAGGTGCTTCTTCAACAAGTGGTGCTTCTACAACAACTGGTTCAGCAACTGGTTCTTCGACAGCAACTGGTGCTTCCTCAACTGGTGCTTCTTCAACAACTGGTTCAGCAAGTGCTTCGGCAACTGGTTCCTCGACAACAACTGGTGCTTCTTCAACAACTGGTGCTTCCTCAACTGGTGCTTCCTCAACTGGTGCTTCCTCAACTGGTGCTTCCTCAACTGGTGCTTCTTCAACAACTGGTTCTTCGACTGCAACTGGTTCTTCGACTGCAACTGGTTCTTCGACTGCAACTGGTTCAGCAACTGGTGCTTCTTCAACAACTGGTTCTTCGACTGCAACTGGTTCAGCAACTGGTTCCTCGGCAACTGGTTCAGCAACTGGTTCCTCGGCAACTGGTTCCTCGGCAACTGGTTCCTCAGCAACTGGTTCCTCAGCAACTGGTTCCTCTGCAACTGGTTCCTCAGCAACTGGTTCCTCGGCAACTGGTTCCTCGGCAACTGGTTCCTCGACAACTGATTCCTCTGCAACTGGTTCCTCTGCAACTGGTGCTTCCTCAACTGGTGCTTCCTCAACTGGTGCTTCTTCAACAACTGGTTCTTCGACTGCAACTGGTTCTTCGACTGCAACTGGTTCAGCAACTGGTTCTTCGACTGCAACTGGTTCCTCGGCAACTGGTTCCTCTGCAACTGGTTCCTCTGCAACTGGTTCCTCAACTGGTGCTTCCTCAACTGGTGCTTCCTCAACTGGTGCTTCTTCAACAACTGGTTCTTCGACCGTAACTGGTTCTTCGACAGGTGCTTCTTCTGTAACCGGAGTTTCCTCATTTGAAACTTGTTCTAAAACTTGTTCTTCTGCAACTGTGGTTTCATCGTTATTCTCCATTTATATATATAAATGAACAATAAAAATAATACTTTGCTAAATATATACAATTTTAAAATACAAAATACAAATATTACATATATTTATCTAAAATACATTTGGGAATTAGGTTTGTTTTAATGTTTTCCATTTTTTTGAAACACTTATTTATAGTTACTTCACTAACCCCGCATATTTGTTTAATATCCATTTTATTAATATTCAAATTACAATTTTGAGATACAAAATATACTATACCTGCTGCAATTGCATGCGGTGTATTATCCGAAATAATATTTTGATTTTCCAATTTTTTTGCAATAAATTTTGAAAGCATGGTTAATTCGTTATTTATATTTAATTTACTACAAAAACGGTCTATAAATGAACTAGGTGTTGTTGTTAATAAATCAGTTTGTTGAGATGGTTCTACGTTACGTTCTATATTATGCAATATATTGACAGCCATTGAACAACCACTCGTTGCACTCGTTTTATCCAATTTAAATATTTCGGCAATTTCATGTGATGTTCGCGGACATCCGTTCAGACGGCATGAAATATAAATAGATGCGGCTTTTATTCCATCTCGGTTCAATCCCCTAAACATCTTTTGTTCGGAAATATCCTTATGAATTGTCATTGCAACATCAATAAATATTTTCGGAATACCTGCATTTTGTGCCATTATGGTAATAAACTGAAATTCATCATACAATGATTTTTCTTTGTGAGGCATCGATTGCCATTCCGTCCATTTTCGTATTTTTTTCATTTCATAGGATGAATTACCTGCACATAATACTTTGCAACCATATGATGATTCGACTAACAATGGATTAATCGGATTTCCACACCGTGTAGGGTCATTCGTATTCTTGTCGTCGGCGCCATAAAATCTCCATTCCGGAGAATAATCCAATGTATTTTTGTATATGACGGAACATTCTTGATTCGTACATGTTGGAAAACCATCCTCCATAATGATTAAAACTGATTTACATAATGAACATAGACCACTTTCCACATCATATACACATTCTATATTTGCATCAGTTTTGTTAGATTGATTGATATCCTGTTTTTCTAAATCAAATATATCCCATAATTTTGATTTTTCTTTATTAGATAATAGAACCTTTTTCTTTTTAGTTTTGGAATTATTTTTATTTAGAGAAAAATCGTTGTCATCTTTTTTGGCATTTAGATGTTGTATTTTTTTAGGTTTTTGTATAGTTACTATTTCATTTGAAATCTGAATCATTTAAATATTGTAGTTACTATATTAATATAAAGAAGTTTTTAATCAATTTTATATAAATAATTTATAGTGATATTATAGATAATATAATGACAACATTGGTAGAAGTATTTACTAAAAAAATTATAAATATGATACCTCAACAAGCGTACGAAGAAGCCGCTCAAAAATTGATTCACGAAATTTGCGAAACTATATATAAAGACAAAAAACCAAGAGAAGAAATTGTTGAAATTGTTGAAAACTTTATAAAAACTCATTTGAATAATCCAGCCGATAATTCAACTGGAATAAAAGATGCAATAACAGATAATATTGCAAAAACAACGCTTGATGTGTATAAAGATGAAAACATAAATATGTTATTATTACAAAAAATTTTATTAGAAGAAATTGGCGAAAATGGCAAACCAAACCCTAATGGATTTTTTTATAAGTCATTGGAAAAAAGTATCAACATTACGAATGTCCCTATAAATGCATCTATAACACAAAAATCTAATATTAGTGGTGGTGATAATGGTATTGTTAATAAAAATGATGATAGTAAAGATGAAAAAAAAGTTTCTAACAAAGAAAATGAAACATTTGCAAAAAAAGTTGTAAATGAATTAGCCAATAGTAATGTTGAAATACCATTGATTAAAGGTGGTAAACGTGGTGATGGTGACCAATTTGACTTCGTTAAAAAAAACCCTGCGAAAGCGGCAGATGTGGGAGCACTTGACCTAGGTATCGCATATAATGAATTTAGTAAAAATAATAAACCGAATACTAATGAATTGAAATCAAACATACTAAATGGTAATGTAATGTCAAAAGTTCTTGGAATGTCAAATATTAATGATAAAGATTTAACTGGATTAACTACGCTTGCTGACGGAACCAGCAAAATTTATCAAAAAGGAACACAGCTTAAAAAAGTTTATAATGAATGGAAAGCTAATCAACCAAGTAGTGATAATGGAGGCCATGATAGTAATGTAAAAAATTTAGAACAAGGAGAACAAAGTAATAATAAAACACAACAAGATTCAAAAGGTATATTACCAGATATACCGACTGATTATGATTCAGGGTTAAAAATGCCCAGTGTGGATATGTCAAAAATTCCTGAAATACCCAATACCGATTTAAGTGTATTAGGACAAGGAATTAACGGTCTAAAAGAACCTATTGCAGAAGAATTGGTTAAAAAAATACAGGAAAAATTACCAGATAAAACTATTGATAGCATAACAGTTAAACGAGATATATACAAAAAAATTTTGTTAGTAATACAGGCACACTTACAAAATGAACAAGGTAAAGAAATGTTATTATCACATATTAATAATGTAATACAACCTGAAATTGATATGTTATCTAACAATAATGAAATCAAGAAAAGATTATTAAAAGTCATATTTAAAAATAAAAATTCTGAAATATATAAAAAATTAATAGAAATCATTGCTAAAAATACGAGTAATGAAAATAATGCTGAAACCACAGATAATACAACAATTAACGCGGGCGAAAGATTTAATACGAATATTGTGGGGGTTATTGATGAATTATCAAGCTGGATAAATGAGAAGATAAGTCCAAATACTACTAGTTCTGAAAAAATAACGGATACTATGAATCCATTGATTAAACCTGTCACCGATAACATACCAAATACAAACATACCAGAAGATAACATACCAAATACACCAGTAGATAACATACCAAATACAAATATGCCAGAAGATAACATACCAAATACAAACATACCAGAAGATAACATACCAAATACAAATATGCCAGAAGATAAAATAAATGACTCAGCAATCGATATAGTAAAAAATTCTATGATACAAAAAATTGGTGGTAACCCAACTACAAAAAAGCGGAGAACAAAGAACAATAAAAGAAAAACTATGAAACACAAAAAAAGAAGAACAAAGAAACACAGAAAACACAAATAAACAACTAAAAATATGTTGTCAACATCAACGTTGAGAACATAATAACTAAGCCATTCTTTTCTCGATTTTTTCGAAAAATTCGGGTTTATATACCAAATTACCCGAAGGTTTGTATTGGTTGATGGGAGTATATTGTTTTCCATCTTTTTGCACAGGATTTCCATTTTTATCATTCATCAATTTCATGGTTATTTCATCTTCTTCATCTTCTTTGGCATCTTTCCTATGAATAATATTACCATGTTCGTCAATAACGTTTCCGGTTTTCTTTTTAACTTCATTGCGAACATAAGAAGGAATCCAATGATTCCAAGAAACAAACAATGTATTTGGATGGATATACCGAACATGAAATCCGTTATCTTCCAATTTAACTACCAAATAAGATATACATTCACCTTTATCATAAACCGGTTCTCCAAAAATATATTCAGGAACATTAAAAAATATATGTTGTTCATTCCGTTTGTTCTTACCAGTAAACGTGATTCGTTTATGAATTCTGTTCAAAATTTTATTGAAAATCCCAATTTGTTTTAAATCCCGCTGTTGATGTTTCTCATATAAATCATCTATATTAATTCTTTGTACAGTTTCATCATCATCTGTAAATAATAAAGCCATTCTATATTATTATACTGAAAAATATTTTTCCAAGAAAAACTAATGAAGAAATTATAGTATAAACAATATACAAAAATATGAATGGAGAACATGAAAATATAGAAAATGTAGAAAAACTGAAACCAAATATTAAACATATTGTATTATCAGGAGGTGGAACCGTCGGGTTTTCGCAATACGGTGCATTACGCGAAAGTAATAAGCGCGGATTTTGGTCGATTGAAAATATAGAAAGCATATATGGAATTTCAGTAGGGTGTATAGTTGGTTTATTTATTTCCCTAAATTTTGAATGGGATGTTCTCGATGACTACTTGATTAAACGCCCATGGCAAAATGTAATTAATTTTACAATGAATTCTCTTATACAATCATTTGATTCTCGTGGTATATTAGACAAACACATAATTCATGAAATTATACATCCATTATTTCGTGCAAAGAATATAGATATAGAATGTACAATGAAAGAATTGTATGATATTACAAAAATAGACTTACATATATTTGTAACGGAGTTGAATAGTTACCGTCTCATTGATATATGTCACACAGAGTATCCTGATTGGAAAGTAGTGGATGCTATATACGCATCATGTTGTTTGCCTATTATATTTAAACCTCTAATAGTAGATTCGTATTGTTATGTAGATGGAGGATTCATTGAGAATTATCCAATATATCAATGTATTCAATCTGGTAAAAATCGTGAAGAAATTCTTGGCATATACAAGAATTTATCCTATACACAAAACGTAAACGAAGCGTCTACATTATTTGATTATATATCAATCGCTTTTAATAAAATATTTACAAATTATTATAATCATGAAACACTTCCATATGAAATAAAATTAGACACCCCACCAGTAGGTTTGTACGATATATTTGATTTTGCATCGTCCAAAGAAAAACGAATTGAATTTATAGATTTTGGTGTGAAAATATATAATGATTTTTTTGATAGTTTATAATATTAAGCTTTGGATTGAGCAATAGTAGTTACATTAACAAATTCCTTTAATGCGTTGAATGTAATTTTTGTATCAAATTCATACTGTTTTGAATTAATCATAATTTTAATTGTAGGATATGATTCAATATTATATTTTGCAATAGCAGATGCTACATTCGAATCATTATCATCTGTGCAATTAAGTTCATTGCATGTGATTAGATAATCATTCACTACTGTATTGTTGTATTTTTCTTTGAATTGATTCCATATAGGTTTTGCAGTTTTGCAATGTGGGCACCAATCAACGTAAAAAAAGAATACATCAGCTGTTTTTGTTCGCGTATTTGTATTTGGAACATCATTGTATTTTTTCACAATTTTCTTTTCACTAAAAAATTTGTTATATGCATAATAACTTGCGATGATAAATATTAATAATACAAAAATAATAAGTATAGTTCGCTCATATCGTTTAATATATCGGTTATAGATTAATTCAACGAATTTAGACATTATATACTATGTATCTATATTTTTCTGTAATATTTTACGATATTATTGTAATTTGCTAAATTTAGTATGACGAATTAAATTTATAAAGGAGCAAATATTTAGGCATAATACTTTTTATCACAATTATATAAATAATGTCAAAAACATATAAAAACCGTGAAACAAATAAACGAAAAACAATGAAGGTATATAAACGTTCAGATTATCAAAGTAATGATGGTATGTTGACAACTGTATGGGGACCTAGTACATGGCATTTATTACATACAATGAGTTTTAACTATCCAGTAAATCCAACATGTGATGATAAACATAATTATAGAAACTTTGTTCTCAATCTTCAAAATGTTTTGCCATGCGGTAAATGTAGAAAAAATTTGAAAAAGAATTTCAAAAAATTACCATTAACGTGGAAAACCATGGAAAATAGAGACAAGTTCTCCATGTATATTTATAAATTACATGAATTGGTTAATAAAATGTTGAATAAGACATCTGGATTAACATATAATGATGTTCGTGAGCGATATGAACATTTTAGAGCAAGATGTGCTAAAAGCATGAAGGAACTGAAAGCAGAACAAGAAGCAGAGGAAAAAGAAGCGAAAGAAGCAAAAGAAGAAAAAGAAAAAGAAAAAGGGTGTACCGAACCTCTTTATGGTGAAAAATCAAAATGTGTTTTGAAGGTTGTTCCACAAGATACAAAGTGCGAAACATTTACAATAAATGAAAAGTGTATCAAAAAAAAATTGTATAAATAAAGATATATTTAGTAAAAGTAAAACTATCGTAAATATATAGCACACAATATATATAATGTCCGAAATTGCGACTGTTGATAAAAAAATTATAAATGATGAAGATAATTATTATTCAAATATAAATGCAGCAATTGCAATGCAAGAAAAAAATAAAGAGGAAGCAAATATTCCGTTTTGGACTCAAAACCCAAACGTATTGTTTAAACAACAATATATTTTTGAATTCTTTCCAACCGAAAATATGAGTTATTCTCAAAAATTAAACGCAGTTTCAAGAATGGTTATTTTTTTAACTATAATTACATTCATGTTTACAAAAAGCAAATCATTGTTGGTTATATCAGTAATTACATTGTTTTGTATCTTCATGTTATTTCATTATCAAGAACAAGAAAAATTAAAATTGGACAATAAAAAATTAAATTTAGAAAAAACAGTGGAGAACTTTGACAATATTGCATTAGACACTTTGAAAGAAAACGGTATATCAAAGAATACCAACGTATTTTCACCACCATCATCACTTAATCCATTTAGCAATGTATTAATAAGTGATTATGATTACAATGTAAATAAAAAACCAGCAGCTCCTGCATTCAATACAAATGTAAATAATGATATATTAAATCAAGCGAAACAATTGGTTAAAGAGGCAAATCCTGACCAACCAGATATTTCGGATAAATTATTCAAAGATTTAGGAGAACAATATGTTTTTGAACAATCATTACGTCCATTTCATTCTAATCCAAGTACTACTATACCAAATGACCAACAAGGCTTTGCTGAATTTTGTTATGGTAGCATGGTATCTTGTAAAGAAGGAAATATGTTTGCATGTGCACGAAATTTAGCAAGACATACAAATTAAAGTTTTAGTTTTATTGTATATAATGTAAATTTCTTGTGTAATAGTATATTATATAAGAAATGTCTTTAATGAGCAATTATTTGTTTAATAGTTCAGACCGTATTGGAATGGATGTTACTGACAACACACAATTAAATCTACAAAACACTCGTTTTGGTAATTATACCGTAGCCAATTTTTATAATGAATCTACTTCTGATTCACATGTAAAATTCGCTACACAACAACCAAACGTCATGTTTAATGCAGTAAATGGCGGTAGTGGTGTAGGAGGTAGTGTAGTTGATTTTGAGTCACTTCTTCATTTAAAAAATGACCAAGAACGCCCATTAGAAAAAATTCAATTACATCAACGTCCATTTTTGACTGTACCATATTTAGGAAGAGGTTCATGTGATCCTGTTTTAGAATCACAATTATTACAAGGCGAAATAGTTAGTGATAAAAAGAGTGTATCCACTATTATGGATAAATCATTTATGAACTATTCACTATATCCATCTGATAACAACATGGAAGAACGTGTTAAAAATCCATCTTATACCGTAGAAGAAGCTGCATTAAGTGGTTGGGTTCGCGGTGGCGCATCAACACGTGATATGCCTGTTAAAAAATTTGATAAAAATCAAAGACCAAGTGATAATAGTTATTAAATTGAAAACAATAAATGAAAAATATAAAACAAAATAACATAAATATTACATCGTATTTATATTATTATTTAGGAAAATGGATTTAAGTAAAAACGATGCATTACCGTATTATAATATATTTATTGAAAGTGTACAATATAATAATAATATAGAATATCGTGCATGTTTACAATCTTTATGTAATTTACGATTTCCAGAGGGAGATTTTCCCGAAGATATACCACCAGAATATAGAAATGAAATGAGTTACGATATAGATAATATGACACTTGCTCTTGATTTTGTATATAAAAAAACGAAAACACAGCCATTATTTCAAAAATTGTATAGTTTAGGCGCAGCGAAAATGTTTTCAGATGATGATACAATAGGGTTGGCGATTATGTTTTCTTATGATTATTTAAAATATTTTCACCCATGTTTTTCATTTTTCTTAAAAACACCTGATGATTTTAATGATAATATGGATATTTATAAAACTTTAACAGAAGAACTTGAAAAATAATATACTATTATATTTTATAATGGCATCTACACGAAATAGAAATACTCCCGGTAATTATGAATTAGAACAATGGTCAAATAAACATGAATGTGATTATAATACATATGCCACTTATGGCAAACCAAATGAAACATTATTTCCAGGAGATGGATTATTAACTGGTAAAGTTGGACCAATGGGATTGGCCCATAATAGTTGTGACATAGAATCTATGTTACGTGGAATTGGTTCTACCAATTTAGTATCACCGAATCTTACAATAGTTCCTGAAATCAAACCGTTGAAAAGTTTATCTATTATTGACCGTCTTCCTGTTGCAGTTCCTGACCCATTGGTGATTGAACCAAATCAACGTCCTGGTCGTTATTTGAATTAATTGGATAGACTTTTTGGGTTATTCGTTGGGTTTTTGATTTTTTGTTTTTGAATGTTGTGTTGGATTTTCTGTATTTTTTTTGAATTTCATCTTTTTTAACAAATATTTGATTTTTAAATATTTGTTGTAGTGCATTTGTTATTGGATTATCTTCTTTATTTTCTTCGCGTATATCTGGGGTTTCTACTGGTACCGGTTTAATTGGGTCCTCTGATTTATTGAAATTTGAAAATAAATTATTAAATAATCCGGATGGCGTTTTTTGTATATTTTCTGGCAATTTATCTATTTCTTGAAAACTCATTTCCATTTTATCGTCATGTGTTATAGTTATTCCATTATATTGTATTTCAATCGGTATTTTAATAATGGCCATCGCATATTTAGATTCTCTTGATTCCATTTTTATATTTATTTTCTATACTTTTAAATCGTTTATTTTCATAAATACATATAAAAATATGTATTTATAATTCATTAAGATGTCTTATGTATATTTACTAGAATCTACAAATAAAAACACCTATGTCGGTGCCACTGTTGACCTGGATAGACGATTACGACAACATAATAAAGAAATTGCTGGTGGTGCTCATGCTACTGGTATGAAAGTGAATAAAGGCGAAGAATGGATTCGCGCATGTCATGTATCCGGATTTCCAAATTGGCAAGCCGCGTTGCAATTTGAATGGCGTTGGAAACAAATATCGCGCAAAATATCGCCTTCCATATATCCATTAGAAAGAAGAATGATTGCTCTAAAACATTTGCTTTCTTTGGAAAAATCGACATCCAAAGCGATTCCTTTTTCTGAATGGGAAGCGCTGCCCACGGTTCATTTAGAAACACCCGATGCAGTAAAATATTATAATACTAATTGAATTTTACCACAATTTTTACGGTCTCTTTTTTAATGCATTTACAGGCAGATACTGATAATTCTTCGCGCTTTTTACGTGTTTTTGAATTGTCATCTTGTGAATCCAATGATTTTTTGTTTTTAGAAGTACTATTTCGTGAATTCATGTCGTTCTCAATAACAGTGTAATTATCTTTAATGTAATCAATGATTTTATTTTCAATGGACCATTTGAAAAAATTGAGTTGTCCGATGGTAGTTTCCATGTATTTTTCATCATCATATGGTATAGTAATTCGTTCCCATCTACAAAATGGGTCAAATCTACGTTTAGAATATGCTTTTAATTTCAATTTGTAATCATTATATACCTTGAATCTAGATGTTGTTTCAGCATTTTTATTCTCTAAATCATAGACAGTGTAGTATTTTTTTGCAAAATTGGTTACGAACCAATCGACGATTCTTAGTGAAATTTTGGATTCGCCGTTGATAATACACATCATTTTATTCAAATTATCGCGATTGTTGTAAAAATCCATTAGGTTTTTCATTAATAATTCATTTTGAGTATTTGTATTTGCTATGTATGCCATTGGAATAATATTCCGGTTTTATTTATATAATTTTTTGTGTAATTATATAAATATTGTGTTTTTGTTTTCAATAACAAAAAACGATATTTTTTCTTATTTTGCTTCTCCGTTCGGAGAAGCAAGTTTATAGTTACTACCATAAATATTATCATATTTCTTTATAATTTACTGATAAATTTCATTTTTATTAATGCTCGTTGTTTCTTTTTTGTTTTCAATATCAAAAAACAATATTTTTTATTTTGCTCTGCCAACTGGCAAAACAAGTTTATTCAATTATACTTTCGCCTTCGTATTTTTCTTTTATTTTTTCATTGAAAATTTTGAGTTGTTCGTCTATATCGTATTCGGCAGGTAATACCATTTTTAAATTTTTTCGAGTTTCTCCACCTCGTTTATCATAACATAATTGTTCCTTGTTTCTAAAAACAACAATGGATATATATTTCGGTAAATTTCGTTGCATTTTTTCTGGATATATATCATTTTCCAAATCATCTACTATTTTATTCGCTTGTTGAAGTTTTTCTCTTATAGAAACCTTTTCTGACTTTGTTGTTTCCCAAATTTTTTCCAATTTTGGATGACCTTCTACACGAAAAAATTCTCTACTTGAATTCTTTTCTTTATTATATATATTGTGATAATATACAACATATTTTCGCAACATAGATTGCTCAATACATTCTGGTAATGGTCGTGCATTTTTTTGACGTTCTTTTTTAGTCCCAGGCATAATACCATTTGAATTTTGTTCTTGCATTTCTCGCGTTGCTATACGTAAATTGTCATACATATTATTTAATGGATTTCTATCAATATGGTCAACGCTAATATCGGATGTTCCTTTTCCGTTTCCATAACATCCAGTTATAATTTGATGAATATATAATAAATCGCCATTACATTTTGGTAAATGAGTGGCAACGTATCCGTTTTTTTGTAAAAAGAATGTAAGTTTTTCTTCTATTTGTTTTTCAAAATCCAAAATTTCTTTGTATGATTTTTCACATAATTGTACAATTGTATCTTTTTCGCAATACATTAATATAATTTTTTTTTCGTTTTTTTCTACAATCCAAATAGGATTTTTCATTTGATTTGCCGAATTACCACGATTTTTAATATGACCCGGTATATATTTAATTATTTTATATGACTTTGCAACTTCACGATGATATTTATGATATATTTCAATATTACATTTTCTTAAATCATGTTTGTTGTTATTACGAAATATATAAGTGACACTATCCATATCAAATTTATATAAAAATTCTATTAAAAAATATTTTTTATAATTTTCACCGAAACTTGGATAATCATCTTCGTCATTATTTAATATAAAATTTTTTTTGAAATTCAATATTTTCATTAGGTCATCACAATCTACATATATATTTTTATCATTGTATGATAAAACAGCACAATTAAAGCCATAGTTATACGAATAAATCACTTGATATTGGGGTGTGTCTAACATTATATATGTTATATTTAACTATAACATATATTCTTTATATTACGTTATTCTAATTATATTTATTCTAATTAAATTAGTTACTGTATGCTACGCCTGCCATACCGGACATGACTCTCAATACGTTGTATGAAAGAGCATATACTCTGACTTTGGCAGTGGCGGTACCACCGACAGCAGCAGATGAAAGGACAAGTTGAAGAACAGCGTTATCAATTCTGGAAAAGTTGCAAGTGCCTGAGGGTTGATGTTCCTCAGGTCTCAATGCAAAGGAATATACGTTGATACCAGTGTCAGGTGCACGGGTGTGGTGTTGGAATGGTTGAACAATGTCGAAGTATGATCCTTCGCGTTCAGAGAATCTGTCTTGACCGTTAAGTTGAAGCTTAGCAGTGACGACTGGATTTTCACCCCAACAGTGCATGTCAAGGGCGGTTTCAGCAAGAACGAAGGTTCCAGCATCAGATAAGGCAGAGCCAGTCAAAGTAGGGGTAGCATTGACTTGGTCAACGAATGCTTGGTAATCAGTTGCACCGGTAGACCAATCAGCAGTGGTTGATTGGGTGTTTGCATTCATGTTGACATTGATAGCACCAGGCATTTGGAATAATCCACTGGTGGCAATGAATGAGTTAGATCCTTGGGTTTCAGCTGGTCCACCGAAAGCATGGATGGCGTTAGGAAGGGCATCAATGGCATCAGTGTAGTTGAATGGTTGGGCACCAAGGGTCTTGTATAGGACGGAGCCTGATTCAAGGGATGAGCAGTAATCAACGTTAGCATCAGGTTGGACAACCCAGACTAATTCCTTGCAAGGATGGTTGAAGTTAAGCTTGATTTTGTTGGATGAGGATCCGACGGATTCATCACCAGTGAATTGAAGTTGTTCAATAAGGTATTCGTGTGGGTTTTGTGCCATCTTTCTGCGTTCATCAGTATCAAGGAAGATATAGTCAACATAAAGGGAAGCAGCAACAAGGGATTGTTGGTAAGCAGCAGTGACTGATTGGGTAGTTCCGTTGGTGGAAGTTAATGATTTAACAGCCCATAAGCATTCTCCAATTGGTCTGAAATCAATGTTGATTTTGACTTCGTGGTATTGAAGAGCAATAAGTGGAAGAGCAAGTCCAGGGTTTCTGCAAAACCAGAAAAGAAGAGGAATGTAAAGGGTGGTTTCTGGAAGAGCGTTTCTTGGGGCACAAACTTGGTTTGGTCCTCCACTTGATGAGCAAGCTCCGGATACAGCGGCGAAATCAGGGTCGCAGATGTAGGCAAGTTGAGTGGTGTGTCCAATCATCTTGAAGTATCCACGTTGTTGTTCAGATGAAAGGGTAAGTTGGTTCCAGATGTGCATCCAGTCACCGTATTGACGGTCAATTCTTTGACCTCCAATTTCAACTTCAACTTGGGAGACAAGTTGTTCACCAATGAAATCTAACCAACGAGCATAGACACCATCAGTTCCGGCGGTCTTTTGGGATTGGTTGATTTCTGGAAGGGTGACTTGAAGGTAGGTTCTGTAAGCTAAATCACCATTTCTTGAAATGGTGCAAGTAACTCTGCGACCAAAATCAGCTTGTCCAGAGAAAGTTTGTTCAATACTTTCCATGGCAAAGTTGGTATGTCTGCGGTATGATACTTTCCAGAAGGTAATTTCTGGGGTTCCGGTAAGGAAGACGTCTTGTGCGCCGTAGGCGACTAGTTGCATTAGTGCTCCACCCATTTTTTTAGGTTATATACTATTCCAAGAAAATAATTTCAGAATTTATTGCTAAATAAATAGAATTGTATATTTTAATTCACAATTCTATTTTTAATTTTATATGACACATTTTTTGCTTACCATATATGTGTATATATTAATCAAAAAATATAAAAAATAGATATCAGGTCTTGAAATTCGAAATAATAAAATTTTCTAAATAGTCTTCCTGTAATATTTCTCTTCTATTTTCATGTTTTTTTGTAAATATATATTTTTCATTTATCTTCTTAATAGACCATCCATCTTCTAATGCATTGTTTATAAATATAAATTTTTGATATTGTTTTTTATTCATTTTTATATTATCAGGAGTTTCCAATAAAATGGATGTATCTGACATTATTTCACTATATTATCTATATATATAGCGAAATTCATAGTTTTACGATTTATTTGTATTTTATAAAATAGTATTTTTCAATATATCCATTTTTTCCAAAACAATTTCAGGTACAATATACGTTATGTTATTATTATATTCTACATAACAATTTTTGCGTACTCCATCTGTATATAAACATTCGAATTTTGTTACATTTGCATTAGATACAAAATCTAGATGAAATTTCACTAATCCATCATATTTATTATTTATTTTATTTCCAGATATTAATACATTGTCATTATCATCTATATACATACCAAATCCATTTGCTGTATTATTTTCCCAAAATCCTTCATATGAATATCCATTATAATATATCATTTTACCACACCCATGTTTGTAACCATACATAATTTGTCCTTGATATATGAAGTTTTCACATTTCATTATTTCATTTGTATAGATAAAATTATTACATTTGTTGCTGTATTGTTGTTTTAACATATTATATTCATACAGTAGGTGATTATATTCAGTGATTGCTGGTTTTTCTTTATTTTTATTTACACGTGGTTTAACATCATGTATAAATCTGCGTATACTAATTGCAAAAATCATGCAAAATATGAATTCGAATAGTGTTGCCATTTTATAGTATTTAAATTTGTAAATACCATTATAATAGTAAAAACGGATTCAATTTTTTGTAGGTTAACCATTATAAAATTGATTGAAATAATATAAGGGTAATATTATAATATTATAAGATGAATGAATTTTTAGAAACATTTACAAAATGCGATATATTTACTCCTGATGCAGTATCTAAACAGATGGCCGAAAAATTACATAAAAATGGCACATTATTGGAACCATCTGTCGGTATTGGCAATTTATTAAATTCTATTGTTATTGATAACTATGATACAATTGACATATTTGATATTAAAAAAGAATATTTGGACCAGTGTCCGACTCATCCCAAAATAAACAAACATTTGGTCGATTTTCTAAAATATGAAACAGCCGAAAAATATGACAATATTATTTTAAATCCACCTTATATAAAAATCCAGGATTTACCTGGTCATTATGTTTCGTTTATCAAAGAAAAATGGCCTATTTTGTGCGATGGAAATATAGATATATATTATGCGTTTTTGTTCAAATGTTTAGAATTATTGAAAGACGATGGGGTGATGGTCGCAATTACACCGAATAGTTATTTACATAATAAATCTGCATTGAAATTCCGAAAATACTTATTGGAAAAAAAATGGATTCAAGAAATCATCGATTTTCAAGATAAACATGTGTTTGACAATGCTGCTGTCTATTGTTGCATCACTGTTTTTACAAAAAATGATAAACCATCATTGATATATAATGGAGATGTCATTGATTATAATACCATCCATAATCCATCGAATAAATTGTCTTTGATACATTATAATGATTCATCTGAGAAAATGACTCTTAAACAAATATGTAGAATATACAACGGTATTGCTACTCTTCGCGATGCTGTGTATATACATGATACCAAATTATATGATGAACCTTGCTGGAAATTATTGAAAACTTCTACTTCTCATAAATATTGCATATATCCATATAACGATGATGCCACGATTATTGATGAAACTGCGTTTAAAACCGAAAACCCGAGAACATACAATTATTTAGTAGATAAAAAAAATATACTTGCAGAAAGAGACCGTGGAAATAAAACATATGTAACTTGGTATGCATATGGTCGTAGTCAATCCATTAAAATATCCAAAAAAGAAAAGGTTATTTATATACCTACTCTTATCAATCCGAATGATTTGAAATATACGATTGAAGAACCAAAATTACATTCTGGATGTTTATGTATTGAACCCATAGATACAAATGATATACCCAGAATAATAGAGTGTATTAAAAATAATACCGATTATTTGTTCAAAAATAGCAGCAAAAAAAATAATGGGTGGATTAATTTATCAACCACACTATTGTATGAATTGTGCTTATAAATATCAACTCAATCTTACTGAAAAAATATGAACCATGTAAAGTTCATATTTTTATTTGTTTTTGTTTTTGTTTTTTTAATTTTTCGCGTTTGGATGTTCAAATAATTTCTAACAATATTTCGTTGAATGGTACGTTCTCTACAATATTTACTATTTCAGGAACTTTGTCAAATTTTTCGCCCACGCCGCAATTATGATTGACTTCCAAAATAACATTGTAATTATTATGTACAAGTTTGTGTTTTACTAAATTTTCATAAATTTTGAAACTATTATCATAAGTAACTAGTTCCCAGTGTTTAATTGTATTGTCTTTTTTCAAATATGGTATTTTATTCATCAAAATGTTAACAGGGACTATATGTACATCGGGGTTCGCCCATTTCAAATGGGATACTTCTCCTGTCAAGTTCTCCCAATAATTATAACAATTTTGAGAATAATTTGTCATACAGAATTTAATAGGGAATATGATATGAGGAGCATCATCTTTTAATACGACTACATCGCAATTTTTTTTTCCAGATTTGGTTGTAGATTTTAATGCATATTCCTGTTTAATTGTATAGTGATTCATATTTTCCTCTCCATATTTTGATTTAATTTCTTGTTTGACAATGTTTTCAATAAAATCATTCAATATATCAGTTCGCTTTGAACTTCTTGGTCCATGTGTAAAATAAGCATTTAAGCTGGCATTTAATCCAATTGATAACATATCTTGACTCATCGTTTGTTGGTTACGTTATTCAAAAAGTTAATAAAGTTTTTCAATTTTATGCACATTTTATATATTTTATACAAATATTGAATTTAGAAAAAAATAATATTGTATTATATAATGAGTAGTAGAAAATTGAAATTACAAGATTTGAAAACGGATAAAAGTATCAATACCAAAACGAATAAAAGTGTCAAAACTAAAATGAATAAAACAAGTAAAAATATGAAAACTATACAAGTAGAACATACAACTGAACGCGTTAAATTACCACGTATTATAACAAAAACTCTTGGTAAAGAGACGGGTTCATATACATCTAAAAGTATCGCACCAGCATCGGATAAAGACCTGCAAAAATTTATAAACGAAGAAATCGAAGATGGTCCTCAAATTGTAAGTATACCAGTGCCTCCATATCGACATGCATTTTTGGTTGATGTTCAACAAAAAAAGATAATGGTATCAGATTGGGGAGGAAAAACAAATAAAACAGCTGGTATTATAGGTAGTAAAAATTACGAACCTGGTTGGGAACAATACTCAGACCTAATGTCAAAATTAGAAAAAAAATATAAAAAAAAAATTGAATACTATCCAGTAAATAAAAATTTATACAAAATAGCAAATAAACTCAATACTGAACGTGGTGGTGGTGGATGTTCTTATTATATTTATGAATGGGTTAAAGAATATTACCCAGATTATAAGTCTTAATCATTTATACGTATTGTTTCATCAAATAATTTGAATGTATCTTTATCATGAGATATGATAATAATACATTTTTTATGTTTACGGAAAGTATCTATAAGACTAATAATTTCATTTTTTAATTCTATATCCAATGCATTGGTAGGTTCATCTAATATTACTATTTTAGATACATTTATTAAACCATTTATAATATTAATAACTTGGCGCTGACCCCCGGATAAGTTTTCACCAAGAGAACCTGCGCGTGTATTATAAATATCTACATTTTTATACAATCCTTGTATTTTTGGATATTTCATTATTTCTTTAAAAAATATTTCACATTTTACAGGGTCATTGCATCCATACATAATATTATCCATAATTTTTTTATTAAATAGCTTTGTATTCTGACTAACATATATAATGTTTTTACGTATATAATCTGGGTCAATTGTAGAAATATCTACATTATCAATGTATATTTTTCCACTTACTGGTTCATATAATCGCAATAATAGTTTAGCAAATGATGATTTACCTTTTCCACTCAATCCAGTTATACCAATAATTTTTTGGTCAGTATCAATATTGAAAGAAGTGTTTGTAAATACAGGTGTACTTTTTCTTGATTCATAATAGAACGTAACATTATCAAATGTGATATTATTGAATTTTAAATTATGAGATTCATACGTTTTATTCATAAATGTATTGATATCAAAATTATCACCTAACATATTATTAAAATCTTCTGTAATATAATCAATTCTTCCAATAAATTCTAACCAATCGGGTAAGTTATTAATCGTACTAATGATACGGTCTCTATATAATAATAACATCGCCATAAAAGTAATAAATATAGTTGTTTTTATTTTATTAGTATATCGTAATTTTATCAAATAAAACAAGGATGCAAATATGATAATGTATATAAATAACGTTAATATACTAGTATGATATGTAATAACATCTAGAAAATTAATACTTTTAGTGATTGCTTTATTTGTTAATATTGTAAAATTATTTATTTCGTTTATAGTTTCACCGCGATAAAGGACTTTATCAATATTGTTGAGAATATCAATTATATATTGTTCATTTTTGTTTATAACTATTTCATGGTCATTTTTTATTTTTTTCAAATCATCCCAGTTAGCATAAATATAATAAATCAATATTAAGTTTGCAAATAAAAAAGATATACCAAATATCGAATTTTCATATAAAAAATAAAATGAAATAATTAATAGAAATGCAAATGTAGGTATGATTACTGTAATTATATCAAAAAATAACGCATAAAATGATATTGATATACGAGTAATTGGTGTAATAAATTCTATAAAATTCACATTCTGCATATTTTCATTATTTGATTTTAAAATAATCTTAAATAATTCATATTTTACCCATTGAATTAATTTTGTAATAAGATTGTTTTGATAATATTTATAGATGTAATAAATGACAAAAAATAGCATAGAAAGTAATACAAAATAATTAAAAAATTGCATAGTTATTTTTTTTGAATTTTGTTCAACAGACTCAATTATATTTGCAGTAATATAAGAAATAGCATTTGTTTGAATGAATGTAATCATTAAACTTAATATGCATAAAATTACCGTATTAACTGCTTCTTCTTTGAAAAATATATATAGTAAATAATTTACAATGTTCATGTTTTTATAGTTGTATATTTTATACTAAATATATTAATATGCACTGCATAACCAATGTACAACTCTACATTACAAAGTTATAGTTGTAATTCAATGGGAACATATTTGAATAATTCGTAAAACAATTGAGCAAATAAATACATAAAAACAGGACAGATATTTATATAATGAATCAAAAAAAACAAACATTAAAAAAAATACCTGCGAATACTACTATTGATGAAAAACATACCGAAATGTTGAATTATTTTTATGAAATCGAAACGCACATTATACCAAATTTAATTATTGAAAAGAAGGATTTAAAACAAAAATTGCGAAGTTTGAATACAAATAAAATTGATGTGTATATGGATATTCGTGATAAAATAGACGCAATTAATAAAGAAATTGCAGTCTTGAAATCCAAGAAAAAACAATATTTATTAGACAATTCAAAACATATTTTTGAATACTTTGAAGAGAAGAAAAAAGTATCATGTGGGGATAATAATCAAAATGTGAATGTTCTCAATTCTTTTTTTAAAATTCACGCAAAGACAGAACAATCGTCCAATGTAAACAGTGATAAATATAGTCAATCTAAAAAGAGTTATCAAAATTATTGGAAAAACGTGAATAATGAAATATTGAATATACATGATTTTGTGGTTCCATCTGACGTATGTGAAATATGTCATCACGGTGAGCTGATTCCACAAGACGAAGAGGGAATTTTAATATGCAATAATCAAAAATGTGGTAAATTTATCACATACATTGTGGATAGTTCAAAGCCCACAAATAAAGAGCCTCCCAACGAGGTATCCTATACTGCATATATACGATTGAATCATTTTAAAGAGATTCTTTCACAATTTCAAGCAAAAGAGACGACGCAAATACCGGATGAAGTTATTGAAGCCATTCGTAACCGTATTAAGAAAGAGCGCATTACCGATATTACACTTATTAATTATGACAAAATGCGCGATATTTTACGTAAATTGGGATTTAATAAATATTTTGAGCATATTCAATATATTAATTCGCAATTTGGAATAAAACCACCGATTATGAATGAAGAATTGCATGAAACATTGTGTGTTCTCTTTATTGAGATTCAAAAACCATGGGCGGTTCATTGTCCTGCAAATAGAACGAACTTTTTCAACTATACATATACACTCTATCAATTGTGTGTTCTCTTGGACCAAACGCAATATCTTCCGTATATTCCGATGATGAAGGATAGGGAGAAACAATTGGAACAAGATATGATATGGAAAAAAGTATGTAATGATTTAGATTGGGAATTTTTCCCGACTGTATAAGGATTATTCCGACTGTATAAGGATTATTCCGACTGTGTAAGGAACGACTATATAAGGAATTTTTTGTAAAAATATAATAAATTTGTTTATTATATTTTGGTATGTGGATTATGTGGTTCTTACACCGATTAGATTCCATTGATTTTCATTTGCAACATCACCTTTGTTCAATGAATTTATTACCCAACGGAAATAAGAGTAACCATGTTTTCCATCAGGGAATGATGTTGTATCTACATTTACTACATTCAAAGGAACTGTATTGCTGGATGTAATGACAATATACCATATTACTCCATCATTGGAACCAAATATTGTAATATAATCTGGATTTCTACCAAGAGTAGTATAGTCTAAATATCGTGTTCTGTTTGAATATCCTGTCAATTTCATTCTAAATGGTAGTTTAATTTGAACCCATTCGCCAAGGAAAGCACTTCCTCCGCTATAATATATTGAATTGTCTGTTCTATAATAGGATGTTCCAAATTTATAAGTAGTTGTATTTCCGCCTTGATAATTACCAGTAGCAGTAACATATGGTTGTTGTGAATAAGTTACCACCGAACCATTTATATAAGCTGTATTAGTTCCAGTATATCCACTGTGCCAACCTTTAAGATAAGATTGACCATCATTCGTAGAATCATTCAAAAATAAATTGTAAGTATTGGATGGATTTATAGAGGTACTTGATTCGGTAATTGTATAAACCCCCACATATTCAGGTGATGCAAAATTAGAAGGAACCGTTACATTTACAGATGTAAAATAAGATGTAAATCCAGTTGGACTATTTGCGCCAATATAAATAGTTTTTCCAGCATTCACATACGTTTGTTTAATGCCGACCAAATTCCATTGGTTCTCATTTACATATTTTCTATCATAATTTGCTATACTTAAATTTGAATCTATTTTTTTAATAACATATCTAAAATAACTATAATAATTAGTTGCATATGGATATGTAGTAGTATTTATTGCGTAATTTTTCATTGGTATATAATTATCCCATGTTCCAATATCAACTTCATCAAGAGCATACCATGTAGTACCATCATTTGAACCTAATATTACATATTGAACAGGAAGTCGCATATTTATGTATCTTGAACGAGCATTATAGCTAATTAATTTCATACTATATGGAACATTAATTTGAGCCCATTCACCCGCAGCAGTAGCAGTAGTGGTTCCAGTAGTATAATATGTGGTTGAGTATGTAATTGAACCATTACCCCCTCCTACATAAGTTCCATTACTGTTATTATATGGTGTTTGTGAATAATTTAAAGCTGCCCCGGTTATTGGTTTATATCCATATCCTAAATCAGTCGCCGCAATCCATGTAGTTCTATATAAATAAGTGCTATCCATCAAAGTATTACCTTTAAATATGTTATAAACTTTATAATCAGCACCATCATTATTGTTATAATAAGAACTTGAATTTATTTCGTAAGAACCTGCATATTTATCTATTCCCAATCCAGTTGGAACATTTACAAGATAATTAGTAAAATATGAAGTAATTGGACTATATTTACCACCAATATATAAATAATCGGGATTGATAGGGGATTCTTTAAGACCGACTAAATTCCATTGTCCTTCATTTGCGATTGTTCTATCTCCACTTCCGGGTTTAAAATCTAGTTTTTTGATAATATATCTAAAATAACAATAATAATTGTTTCCATATGGATACGTAGTAGTATTTATATTATACTTTTTCAATGGTATATAATAATCCCATGTTCCAATATCAACAACATCAAGAGCATACCACGTTGAACCATCCGTTGAACCTAATATTACATATTGAACCGGCAGACGTGAATATTTATATCTTGAAAGATTACTATAACTAATTAATTTCATATTATAAGGAACAAAAATTTGCACCCATTCTCCGGCAGCAGTAGCTGTTGTACTGCCACTAGTATAATATGTAGTTGAATATGTTAGAGAAGCATTTCCACCTCCTATATAAATTCCCGTGGTAGCATTATATGGATTTTGTGTATAATTTAATGATGCATTTGTCATAGGTTTTAACGAAGCAACGCCACTCCCACCAGAATGCCAAGAAGAATATTCAACTGTTGCAGGACTGAATGTATAGGCGTCATTGAATAATTTAGAAGGAATCCAGGTTGAACCATAAATACTTGAAGCAGTTGCTGCATAATTACCTCCATATTTATTAAGACTTCCATCTATTGTAGGTACATTTATAATATAATCTGTAAAATATGTTTTGATAGGACTAGATAAACCTCCAATATACACAATATCTTGGGTAATTGGCTGTTTAATACCTATTAAATTCCATTGATTTTCATGAGCATATTGTCTGTCAGTCGCAATTGTGGATGTTGGAGATGTATCTACTTTTTTAATTACATATCTGAAATAATTATAATAATTATTTGCATATGGGTACGTAGTAATATTTATATTATATTTTTTTAATGGAACATAACTGACATATGTACCAATATCAACAACATCAAGTGCATACCAGGTAGAGGCATCATTTGAACCTAATATTACATATTGAACTGGAACTCTACAATCCGTAAAACGAGAACGAGCATTATAACCAGTTAATTTCATATTATATGGGAGACTAATTTGTATCCATTCCCCAGATGCAGTAGCAGTTGTAGTTCCAGTTGTATAATAAGTTGTTGAAAATGTATTTGTACTAGCTCCCCCGCCTTGATAAACTCCTACATAAACATTACGAGTATAACTCAACGAATATTCAGTTATTGATTCGTATCCCGTATTATTCGCACCTGCTCCCCACCAAGTTGTATATGCATTACCATTTACAATTGCATTGTTACCTTTGAACACATTGAATGGTTTTGCAATTTCGCCAGTAGTAGAATTATTAAAATATGAACTAGATGTTACATCATATCTACCAGCATATTTATCCAGATTTACACCATATGGCACATTTACGTAATAATCTGTAAAATATGCATTAAGTGGACTATCTGCTCCACCAATATAAATAACTTCTTCTATAAACATTTTTGGATTACCATTTGTAGGAGTGATTGGATGAAATGTATATCCAGTCCAATTTGTAATAGTTTGGCCATTTCTTGTAAATGTCAAAGTATGAGAACCTGGACCAGTATATTGTCCATATAATAGTCTAATTGGATAATATGTACCATTAACAAGATATATTGACCCGGTGCGTGTAATTCCATCCGCTTGTCCTTTAATTAAATAATTTGATGTAGTATAACCACTATTTGCATAATTACCTATCCATAAATAGGTTTCATCGTCTGCTACAATATTGAATGAAAAATCACCGGTATAATCTGCTTTGAAATATCCAGTATATAACATTGAAAAATTGTCATGAGTTCCATTACCAGTAGGAATTGTGAAACCTAATGTACTAGCCGCTTCATTTATAGTACCAATATTTGCAACATAAGACGGTCCTTTTATAGTACCATTATACACAGGATTATTTTGTACAAAATTTACAACATTATTATGATAGCCTGATTCTGAATATTGTACGAATAATTTTGGCGCATAGAGATTATCATTTGTGTCTTTTGTTGTTTTTATAAAAACTTGCGGAATGCCAATAAGTGTAGATACATTCGCTTTTGCAGAATATAAATAACTCGTTAAATTCGTGATTGTTGTTGCATTTCTAGTAACTGATAATATATAATATGGATTAGTATAAGCTGAACGTTTTCCCCATTGTATTCTTATTGGATAATATTTTCCACTTACCAAATCAATATTTGCGGTTGTTGCGAGTGTATCATTACCAGTATCACTTAGAAATACATTTGAATCGTCATTGTTTATTGCACTATCACCTATCCACAACATACTATAATTCACAGTTGTTAATGAAAATGACCAAGTTCCAGTAAAATCGGATTTAAAATATCCAGTCCATTGGCAATGATATATTTGACCGTTATCATCTATATTCGCAGTTGTATAATTGGCATTGATAGTTTGTGCTAATGGCAATATAGCATTTGACAATGAATCCAAATTTGTTATATTACGAGACCCATCTATTGTATTTGTTATAAAAAAACCAGAATATCCTTCGTAAAATGCGGCATCATTCCATGTTATTTGTCCATATAACCCAGTATTTTCATACAAATTATCATTGAATGAAAATGTATCAACGGTTGTATTTTTTGATACAACAATACTCGACGCAAATCCATTGAATACATTCATGCCAACATATATATATTATATAATAAATTGCAAAAAATGTAACAAAAATAGTATTGTTTATAAAAACAATATTATCCAAAATATTGTAAAATAAAACTGTATTTACAAAAATACAATTGTATTTTAACCCGATGTTTAAGCTAGTCTAATACCACCGACTAAACCTGTGCCTAAACCAAATCCTGCACCTCCTCTCATGGAGGTTCCCATGGATGGAACAAATGTATCTAAAATACTGAATGAAGCAGCGGCAATTAATGCGATGATAAGGATTTCATCAACATTAAGAGCTTTACGAGGGACAATCATTGCAACTACTGCAACTGCTAGACCTTCGATAAGGTACTTGATAATACGCTTAACTAATTCGGCTAAATCAAATGTCATTTCGACTATTATAAATAATACTAACAAAAAAAATAGAAATATTAGAAATTTATTATATTAATTAAAAAAATACTTAAACATATTTATTGCTAAAATAATACTATGGCAAACTTTGAAAGAAAAAATCTAGAAAACGGGAAACCAAATCCGAAATACATTGATTTGTGTGATGAGGATACACCAATTGCTGGACAAAAATTCGCATGTATGTCTTTTATTTCACCTGAAAAGATACTCAAAAAAAGAGAGTTATTTATGTTTGAGCATTTTTTGAAACAATGGGAATTTACCAAGTCTATGACTAAATTCTTTGATTTCATCCATTTCTTATCCTATAAATATAATTTGAATGTAGAAGACGTTATGAATGATTTCAATGAATTTTCAAAAGAAGAAGAAAGTAAGTTAAAAGAATCTGCAATTGATGACGATTTCAATAATTTCATGGATAAGAATGAAGACCGTTTAGCCACCCAATTCCAACGCGAAAATGCTTTCCAAACATCTGTTCGTGGTTTAAAAGTTAGAGGCGTATTTTCAAATCAAGAAGAAGCCGAAATGCATTGCAAAAAGCTTCGCGAATATGACCCAAATCACGATATTTTTGTAGGACCAGTTGGAATTTGGATTCCGTGGGACCCAGATGCTTACAAAACCGGTCGCGTTGAATTTATGGAAGAAGAATTGAACAAATTACACCATGAAAAATTGAAAAACGAGACCAAGGCAAAACAGGAATTTGAACAACGTATCAAAGATACTAAAAAGAAGGCAATTGAAGAAAATATCAAATTAGCCGAGAAATCTGGAAACGTATTAACTCAAACAATGGATGAAGATGGCAATTTGATTGGTGTACGCGAGACAGTTAACTTTGAAGAACGTGAAGCTGCTGATGTAGAAACTACCAATATTCGTAATGAAATGTTACGTGAATCCAAATTGAAACAAGCAGAAACAAAAGAAGCTGATAGTGAAAATGCTCAACGCGCAGATAGTATCCAAGTAGAAATGGATAATGAATAAGTGTATATGTAATTTTATCTATTTGTTAAATCAAATAGATAAAAACTGTTAAACTGGAAGAGTTTCCTCAATATTTTGTATTTTGTATTTACAACAACAAAATGTACCTTTTGTGAGTTTTGATAATATACTCGAAACAACTATAATTACAAATATCATTGCACATAAAGTAATCAATGATACGAATGTGCCATCAGACATTTTAATAGAATTCATAATTATATTTTATGTAGTTTCGTAATTATTATTTACCATTTCGATTTTTTGACATTTATTGCAGGACCACTATTTTTCTTTTTCGATTTACTTGGGTCGTATGCTTCATCTTCATCATCCGACCCCATATTTTTGGAAATTTCCCAGAATTCTTTGGAACCCAACTTAAAATCAGGTCGGCCTTCGGCTTTATACCAAAATATTTGGTCTTGTAATTTATTCGATTTTGCATTGTTATTTATCACTAAACATTCATAGTTCTCTGTTGTTTGGTCCATTACTGCATTAAATGATTCCAATGTTGGAAACATAGATGCATAATTTTCCCATATTCTTTTACGATTTGTCATATAAGGTTCTCTTAAAATAAATACATAATCAATATTGGTTCTCAAATTGGGTGGAATACCCAATGGATATTGCATGGTGATAATAAGCATGACTTTCCAGTGACGTCCATTCATGAAAAGAAGACGCATCATTTTATCACGAGTCCATGTTTGGTCATATAAACAATCATCTAAAATTACAAATGCACGTGGGTCAATGGTTGTTTTTTTATAAGTTTCAATTTCTTTGTTTACTTGTTTTAATACCGTTTTTTGACGACGTAATATGTTCTCAATTAATACTGTATTATATTCCTCATGAATAAATAATTTGGGGACATGACTTGCATAAAATCCGTTTCCAGCTTCTGTTCCGGAAATTACAGTTCCTATTGGTATATCTTGGTGATGGTATAATAAATCTCTTACCAAATAAGATTTACCAGTATCACGACGACCAATCATTACAATGACTGGACCCTTATTTTCATCCGGTTTGAAAGTAATTGTTCGCATATCAAATTTTTTTAATTCTAGCGTCATTGTTTTCCTAAATAATTTAATGTATGGATATAAATTAATTGTATAAAACATAACGTATATACGTGAAAATAGGATATAAAGACCTACCTATTAGTAAAAATAAGTTTAAATACTATTGTTTTAATATTCATGAGTAAATATACAGAAACTATTATGACAGATTTAGGAAATCCAGTGAAATTATTTCAAATAAATTATTGCAAAAGAAAAGAAGTAGATTTAGAAATATTGGGAAAACAATATGTTCTCAATAAACAAGACCAGGACAATGAGTATAAACCGTTTTTAATTTCAAAATTTCAGAATTATAATCCAATCTATAATTTGTATTTTAAAATGGATGAAACAAATTATAATCGTATTTCATTAAATTCTAAATATCAGTTCAAAAATTTACAAGAAGTTGAATGTTTAGAAACAAATACCATCTATGAAAAAAAAGTATTTATTAAGTTCTCGCCACTACTAGACCCAATACGTTATATGATTGGTAAATATCAAAATTTAGATAAAGATTATGTGCTTCCATCTATTGATAATAAAAATGAATGTTTTTCTAAATTGATTGACCATAATAATATGGCATATACCGATTGTTTTTTCAGTTTTTTAAGTAGTCAACTATTGAATTATCATGGGTTTGTTCATGGAATTGATTTTTACGGGTCATTTTTAGGTATTCAAGAAAAATTCAAGGCAAATGTAACAGATGATTTGGAATATTTAAACGGCTCTAAATTCTTCAATGAAAATGTAGGTGTTTTATTTTCAATTACCGAAAATGAAAATGATGAAAAAATGAATTTTGGTTCTCGCTGCAATAGAAAAAAAATAGCAATTACATCATTCAAAGACAATCATAATTTATCAGCAATTTCATTGGATGCATATAATTTAGATGAGGGTGATAATAAAGAAGTTACAAATACAAGTGAACTGGTTTATAAAAATAATTCGAATAAAAATACGCAAAGTTCTTCATCGTCGTCGTATTCTGATTCTGATAAAAGTGAATTGAACTATACAAGTGATGATGCAGCAAGTACAAATGATGACGACGATGACGATGATGCTAACTACTCAACATGTAGTTCAGACGATTCTGAATCAACTTGCACCGACGAAGATGACTCACCAGAAGAAGAAATATATGCATATATTTCTAAATTTCCAATACAAATGATATGTTTAGAAAAATGCGACGGAACAATTGACGACCTTTTTGAAAAAGAAATATTAGACGAAAAACAATCAGCAAGTGCAATATTTCAAATTATAATTACATTAGCAACATATCAAAAAGCATTTAATTTCACACATAATGATTTACATACAAACAATATTATGTACATTAATACGGATATCGAATTCTTGTATTATTGTTTTAATAACAAATTCTATAAAGTTCCTACATATGGTAGAATATATAAAATTATTGATTTTGGTAGAAGTATTTATAAATACCAAGGAAAATCGTTATGCAGTGATAGTTTTGCACCTGGTGGCGACGCAGCTACACAATACAACTGCGAGCCATTTATGAATGAAAATAAACCTAGACTGGAACCGAATATGAGTTTTGATTTATGTAGATTGGGATGTTCTATTTACGATTTTGTTATTGATGATGAGAACAATATTAAAAAAATGGATGATTTTCAAAAAACAATTTTGCGATGGTGTATGGACGATAATAATAAAAATGTTTTGTATAAAACAAATGGAGATGAACGTTATCCTAATTTTAAATTATATAAGATGATTGCCCGTACAGTTCATAAACATATTCCAGAAGAACAATTCAAATATCCACTATTATCACAATTTGAGGTTACTGATGTAGAAAATCAAACCATTATCAACATTGATAAAATACCATCTTATGTATAAATGTGGAATGGATAGAAAAATATAGTTTTATATTATAAATGAAAAATAAAACTATAAAAAATACAATAAATACTAAAAATAAAAATAAGAAAAAGAACAAGACAAAGCATGTACGATTTGCAAAGAAATTAGAACATTATCACATAGAAACTATATATGATCCTATAATAAATACTGCAAGATGTATAGAGACTGCAAAAGAAATTAAAAGCGCATTAGTATCAAATGTGTTGCATACGAAATAAGATGATTTAGCGCATTTTTATTATAATTTATATTGTAAAATACAAATTATATTTTTATTTCATATATTGCATTTTGAATTCTTCTGGTGTATAAATCGGTATTCCTAATTCTTTGGCTTTTTTTGTTTTATTGGATTCATCTTCTTTTGATTTCACGATTACTGCAAATGTATTTTTATTCACAGAATCTTCCAGGGTGGCGCCGACTTTTTCCATTTTTTCAATGATTTCTTTATCACGTACTTTTGTCATCACTATTTTTTTACCATACAATGGGTCACTTGTATCTACTACTATATTAGCTAATACACTAGGTTGTTCTGGTTGTTTTGTTTCACTCAATTTTCCTTTTAATCCAGTTTCTTCTAAAAATGCCATAAATACAGGAATATTGTTAACCAAACCCTTTGCATTTTCTAAACCAATACCTTTGATTGTTTGTAGTTTTGCAATTTTTTCTTCTGGTGTATCGGTTGATGTTAATAAATCAGGATATGCGTCTATCATTGGTTGCATTTTTTTTCTAGATAATCCTCTTCCAAATGTATTGGATGCCACCATAATATCCAATAATGATGCTTTATCGACCTTTTCATGAATTCCATTGTATATCTTTTCAATCATTTTGGTTTTGAATCCTTCTACTTTTTCAAAATCGGTTTTGGACATTTTCAATATCTTACCAACTGTATTATATCCGGCTTCCATAATACGTTTTACGTTTCCACTAGATAAACCATCCACTTCCAATTCTACGAAAAACATAGTAATATTTTTTTCTAATACAGTAATATCACCTTTTATATCTTCTAATACAACATCAATATGGGTAGATGTCCATGTATATGGTACACTTGGCATCTTGGCTTTTTCAGCAGGCGTAGTGACCGCTTTTATATATGGTATTACATCACCACTACGAATCATTTGTACAATTGCACCAATACCTAATTTGTTGTCTTCTATGAATTTTCCATTGAAACCAGTTGCATATTCGATTGTTACACCGCCTAACCGAATTGGTTCAATACGGACACGTGGTTTTAAATATCCATTTTTACTTGGTGCCCATATAACATCTAGCACTTTTGCTTCTCCCATTTGGTCTGAAAGAACCATTTTAAATGCAAATGCATGTTCGGGATTGCCAGAAATACGAGGATATACATTATCGTCTGTTACAATGACACCATCAATTTCATACATATAATTAGTTCGCCAATCTACGAGTATTTCAGAAAGCATTTCGTTGGACAAAGAAGAGGTTGGTTTGTTCATAACCACTTCATGTTTCAAATCAACTAATTTTTGTAATTGTTTACTTGGGGGCATTTGTGGTTGAATAATTTCATATGCTACAAAATGTAAATCTTTTGATTTTTCATCAATAGTTTTACTATTTATAATTCCTGATACTAAATTTCGCGGATTTGCAAAAACGGATTTGTATTTTTCTTCAAATACTTGTTTAGGAATAATGAACTCACCGCGAACAACCATATTTGGTTCTTTTGGTAAATTTAATACACTTAATAAATGACTAATATCTTGACCGACTTTTCCATCACCTCGGGTATATAATTTTGGCTCAGGTCCTTCGGTTGAATACATACCACTAACTCCATCTAATTTACATGATAATACGTAAGGTCCTTTGTACTTGTTCATCCAATTTGAAAGAGCATTTGAATCTGGTTTTATTTTATCCATAGAAGGCATTTCATATGGTAATGTTACCTTGTTTTTTTTAACAGGAGCACCAATCAAATCAACTTCAACATTTTTAGGGTATTTTTTTGCAGTGTATTCTTTGACAATATCATATTCATTATCAGTCATCAATGGATTATTTGAATTGTAATATTTATCACTTGCTAAAACAATTATTTCTGATAATTCTTTTTCATTTAGCGAATCTAAAATAGTTATACCTTGGTCTTTAAAATTGGTAATATTTTTTTTTGTTTTTTCAATTTCTGTATTGGGTATGGTATCGACGGTCATTGCTTTATTATCTTGATTTATATTTAATTCATTTTTACTACTATCTTTTTTTTCAATTTTATCTTTTTTATTTTTTCTAGTTTTTGGTTCCTTTGGTTCTCTCTTTTTAGGCGATTTTTTAGTTTTAGGTTCTCTCTTTTTTCTTGTTTTTTGTTTTTTTGTTTCTTCCATTTCTTCTTTTTGAATTAATTTAGGAGAAATAGTTTTTAAAACGTCCATATTTTCGACTATTTTTTGAGAATCAGGTTCTCCTATTTCTTCTTTTACAATTAATTTAGGAGAAATAGTTTTTAAAATTTCCTTTTTAGTTTTCTTAGTTTTTGGTTCCTTTGGTTCTCTCTTTTTAGGCGATTTTTTAGTTTTAGGTTCTCTCTTTTTTCTTGTTTTTTGTTTTTCTGTTTTTTCTGGTTGAACAAGTTCCTTCATTTCTTCTTTTGATTTAGAATAAATAGTTGCTGAATCGTCAATATTTTCGACTATTTTTTGAGAAACAGGTTTTCTTGGTTGAACAAGTTCTCCCATTTGAACAAGTTCTCCCATTTCTTCTTTTGATTTAGGAGAAATAGTTGTTGAATCATCAATATTTTCGACTATTTTTTGAGAACCAAGTTCTCTTCTTTCTTCTTTTGATTTAGGAATAATTGCCCTTCCATCTTTTCTGTCTTCTGGTCGTTTATATTCCAATCCTAAAAAATCAAAAATATCATTCTCATTTGCAAACGACATTTGCAGTTGTTCCGTTTTTTTCTTATCCACCATTTTTGAAATACCATGTTCATTTAAACTATATCCCAATTTCAAAGCATGACCACGCATAACAGTGTTGAATCCTTTACTACCTGTAAAATATAATACTGCAAATGGATATTCTTCGTGTTTTGTATACAAGAAATCAACACGACGATGAAACTTACTGGATGGTATTTTTGCTACAACTAATGATTTTGTTTTACCACGAGAGAGAACATTAACAATTATTTTTTGGTCAATTAGCATATCTATAAATTTTTCAAATACTAATGGATTTTTAGAAGTAATAATAACGTCTATATCTCCGGAGCTTTCAAGTTTGCGACGGTAACTGCCAACAATTTCATAAGCAGAATCATCATCTTTCACTTTATTGAAAATAGAAGAGAATATATTATTATATTCATCTATTTCTGAACGTGGAATACGTTGTTCTATATCTTCATAATATTTAAGACCTACTTTTTGAACAGCATTGAGAACTTCTTCTTGACGTTCTCGTAATTCTTCTATATTTTTAATTCCATATTTTTCTACTAATTCTTTTGCCTTAATAGGTCCAATACCATATATATTACTTAACATATACTCAGGTTTATTCTTTTCACGTTCTAACAGTTCTAATGTTCCAGTTTTTTGATATTCATTTAGTTTTTCCATGATAGTTGACCCAATACCAGGTAATCCTTTCAATTGTGAAATACTAACGATTGGCTCAGGATAAGATAGAATGGTTTCTTGTGCTCGTTTATACACTCTTGCTCTTATTTGGTCGCCGCGTTTACTCATTAATACTGTTAATTTTTCCATTAAATTTACAAGTTCTTCATTCATCGGTTCTTTGTTTTCAACAATATTTTCAGGAGACTTTTCAGGTGTTTTTTCCGGCATTTTTTTCTTCGTCTGTCTCGGTTTACGCTGTTTCTTTTCTAATTTATTTTTATATAATTGTATTTGTTCATGTACAATTTGTGACATATTATATATATATTACAAATATATTTTAGAACCCAGGTGCATCGGTAAATATCTGCGTATTTGCACTGTTTAGAGTTTTGGTTTCTGTAACTACGTTAAATAATTCAGAAATTGTATTATCATTTCTAAAAAATATAAAACTACCAAGTGCTGTACTAATTAATACAACAATAGCATCTCTGACAAAGAATTTCAGTGGTTTCCACTCTTTGTCTAAATATTTTGCTTCCAAAAATTTCATTACACAAAATATAAAAGTAATTAAAAATGAAATAATCAGTATTTTTTCCATAAAATATATAATAATTATTAAATATTTTTATAGTCATTATTACGCATTTATGGTAATTCTTCAAAATCTAATGATGGAATATCATCCATACTTAATGTATTGTCATTATCCAATAATTCAAAGCCAGTTAAATCCATTGGCTCTGTGTCAATTGTTATACGGTCATTATCATCATCACTATCACTCTCTTCTTCTAGCTTACGTTGTATAGCTCTTGACGTACTAATTTCTTCTAAGCGTTCAATTGTTTTTGGTGCGGATATTGTATCTAATTTATTTTCAGTATCCATAATAGAATCATAGTCATTGAATGACAACCGAGTGATTACTGGTTCATTATCAATGTTTTGTATAGAAGGAACAACTGATGGTAATTCTTCGGTTGGAGATTCTTTTACTGTGAATGGTTCTTGGTAATTTTCTTTTACAGGAGTTTCAATAACTGGGTCTTCTAATTTTTCAATAATAACTTCTTCTTCTTGTTCTACACTTTCTTCCATATATGCGCGAATAATTGCTTCGGTTGGAATACTTTCACGTATAGCAGTAAGAATTGATTCTTGAACAATTAACTCTAATTCACGATTATTTTTTTGTACTTGAAGTGGGTTAATATTCTTTTCAAATAAATACACATTCACATATAATTTACGAGCAACATTGATATATACTTTGTGAATGAAATTGTCTAAATTTGGAATAGAAATATCTATTTTCTTTTGTTTATTTCCAACGCGAATACATGTTAATACCTTTAATTGTATAATATGAACACATGTAATCAAATCCTCTAAATAATTACATCCACTTCGTTCAATAATGCGCTGACGTTCTTCTTCTACAATAATTGCGTTCCATTTTGGAATACGGGAAAGCAAATTTTGAAAGGTCATTAAATATTTATCCACCTCATTGTTCTCTACACACATTTTCCATGATTCATTAAATATAGAACGGACACCTTCAATAATAAGTGGTGAAAAAATACTAACTAAACGACTACACCATTCATTTCTGGATTCTTGCAAATTGGATAAAACAAAATCGTCCATTTTTTAAATTAGACGTTTATTTTTTAAATAGTATTTTTACGAAAAAATAATATATCTAATAAATGAAATAGTAACATTTTTTCGCAACGGAATTCGCATTTCCGAGTTTGATAATGCATTATTATATTTGATTTTTGTAAATCATTCCAATTATCATGTGTAGTTCGTTTTAACCAATCAATTAAATCTATACATGAATATCCATTTTCATATAATGTATTTACTAAATATAATAAATCAGTATGTTTGATTTCTTGTATACATATAGTATTTTCCATACTTTCATCCATCCATTCTTTTTTTGAATCTTCATATTCAGTGAAATTAAACTTTTTATTCAAATTATATTGATGTAGATTAATAGTGTTTCCATTTTCGTCAATATATTCTGGAACACATATTTCGCAAAACCGGGATAATATAGGATTTAATAGCCGGTGTTTGTTTTCTACCACAATAAAAAAACGCGTAGTAAAACTGAATAATTCAATGCATCTACGTAGCGCAGATTGTGCGTCAATTGTTAAATAGTCTGCATTGAAGAGAACAATGGATTTGAACGGTACGCCAGTATTGGATTGTATATTCGTTTTTGCAAAGAATTTGAGTTCTTCGCGAATAAATTTAATTCCTTTACCATGTGCACAATTTACAAACATGACATTCATTTTTATTTTTTGTTTATCACCTTGGTAAATTTTATGAAGGAAATTATGGATGATGGTTTTTTTACCAGTTCCCGACGAACCGTGAATAATAATATTGGGTATTTTATTGGTTTTATAAAAATAATCCAATTTATCTTGTATTTTTTGATGAATGGGTAATTGATTTATATTCATAAGTATATTATGAATATAAAGGTTTTTTTATGTTTTTGTTTTTAAAAATATCTATTTTAGGTTTTTCCATGAACCGAAATAATTGTGTTTTGCATAATCTCCAAAATATTGTCGTTTATTATTATGTAAAATTGTAATAGCATTTTTATCATCATAATCCATGTATAAATTTGTTACATAGTCTGGTCCAGTTGTTTTATATACATATAATTCTGAATTATTAGCAATATTAACATATTTATCTATATTATCATGTATATTATCAATTAATAATTTAATAAAATTATTTTTTGGCTCAGCTGCAAATGCATATTGTCCTAATAAAAAGTATTGATTTTTATCACAAAATGGTTTATATCTTTTATCGATGCACATATTTTTTTGAATTATTTCATCAACTGGAAATACACATTTATAATTTAATAAATCATCAAAGTTTGATATACCACTCATATCCAAATCCATATAAAATCCACCGTAATGATATACCACAATATATCTGAAAAAATCTATTTTTTGGATTTTTATTGGTAATTTTATATAAGTATCATAATATTCAGGATAATGTTCTTTCAAAAATACTTCAATATCATCATCTGTGAAAAACATATATTCATAATTTGGATTTAAAAATTTCATAGAATTTATCATTTCATAATATTTTGGTGGTATATTATTGTCTTTCCATGTTTGAATAATTATTCTAGGTATAACAGGTTTTTTTGTAAAATATGTTATTTTAAACCAATTATTATATTTATAAAAAATGATAAAAAAAATTATAATGACAACAATCGATATTATTTCTAAATAATATTTCATAATAATATATATTTTATATATTATTATTTGTGAAAATATTTTTATTAAGACAACTCAATATTCATTGTATTGTTTCTATTATATCATTAACTTGATTTATTTACAATATCTGTAAATGTTTCAAAATACAATTCGTTCATCATATATTTCTCTATTTTCCCATAGTTCACTATAATCTTTTGTATTATTTTTTGATAATAATTCCTTTTTTTCTTCTTGATATCCTTTGTAATATGCAAATATCGGATTATTATTTAAACTAATACAAGTTTTAGTAGGACATTTATATTCAGATAGAGATAAATTTTCAAAATTCTTTAATTCATTATCACTGAATTGTTTTACTAGTAACATTGGTCCAGTCGGTTCAAGAGGATTTTCTCCATAGTATTTGTTTTTTACATTAAGAACAATTTGGTTGATACACTTCATCATTTTTTCATTATTTGGCATACATACCAATAATCCATTCAATACACCAGAGCCACTGGGTTCAATATCTCGTATAAAATATTCTTTATTAGTCAATTTTATTAATTTAAAACCATTTACAGTACAAAGTTTTATATCTAAATATATACCACCCATTTTATATAATATACAGTATCTCCATAAATCCGCTTTAAATGCACCAGGTATAAGTGCATCATATGCATTCAGAACTTCTTTATCGAAATTTTTAGATATATATTCTCTACGTTCATTTTTATCATACAAATAGTAAGTAAATTCCGGATTCTCTTTTTTCAGAGTTTCCACTGATTCTTTCATTTTAGGAGGTAAGATTTTTGTTTCCCAAGTAAGAAACACGTTTTTTGGTATAACAGATTCTTTGTTCTCAAATGCTTCATAATTAAATGATAAATAATAATATATAACTAATAGTATTAAAATACATATTATAAGTGGTATTATATATTTTAAAACATTTTTTTTCATTTACTATATAATTAATAAATATTATTATTATTTTAACTATTATCCAGCTTTTTTATCAATTTCAATTGTTTTGTAAAAACATATCGGTCTGCGTACATCGTTCGTCTTCGAACATTACAAGATAAACAAGCAATTTCTAAATTACCTTTATTATGACCATAATCATTATCTATACGGTCTAATGTCCATTGCGAAGGTTCTCTAACATGTTCATAGAGAACCTTTACTTTATTTTTACAGTAAAAACATTCTAAATTACTTTGTATTAATAGTTGTATTACAGTGTCTAAATCCACTATTTTTTCTAAATCCAATAATTTTTTAGCAATATCTTGCGATTTATAACCATTAATTTTTTGATTCAGTTGTTGTATTATGCATTTACATATATTTTTGTTCTCAAACTCTTTTTTTTGAATCATGTTGAGAACCTGGTATATATTCTCAAAATCTAGGTCATTTTCAGTAAAATTCCAAGTTTCTACAATGACCCGTTTTGATTTCTCTTTTGTAGTATTTACTTTTTTTTCGGATTTTTCTGTTGTCGTGTTCTCTAATAAAATTATCTTTTTTGTTTCTATTTTTTCTTCCATTTATTTATAAATAACTAGGTATTTCTTTTGCGATAGGAACAAATAAATATATATTTTAAAACATAATAAACATTATTTTAGAATATAACATAAAGACATTACATAATAAATATGTTTACTGAAAAGAATGAAACTGTATTACCACCTTCACCAAAAGTAGATAACACATTAGCTAATGCAAAATATAAATCGATTATACCACAAACATCTTCTTTCAATGACCTTACTTATAATGCTATTGATGAAATTTTGGAAAACGAAACACAAAAAAACAAATCGGACCCTTGGAATAAATTGGATAAGACCGTTAAAATTCAAAAGCTACATGCTTTTGCAGAAAAATACGGTAAAGAGAATGGATTACCAGTAAAAGAAATCAAATCATTGAAACAATTTTTTATAGGTTGTTTAGAAAAACAGAAGCTGCAAAAGACGAAGGATGTGGTATATGACAAAGAAAAGAAGGAACTAATAAGTATACCTGCATTACATTTCAATAGTGAATCTCATAATTTTACTTTGAAAAATATGGATGCAAAACGCGTATCTACGTTAAAATCTCTTACACCTAAACGAATAAGTGAGAAAAACAAAGAGGATTCGCTCATTCTACATGAGTAAATATTTTCATTTTATTATTATATATTTAATAATAATAATAAACATACAGTTATGGTTTTGTAATTATGAAACATATATTAAATTTTGCTTTTTTTTGACATAGGTGATTTGGATTTTGTTTTTGAAACAGGTGATTTTGACTTAGATTTTGTTTTTGACATAGGTGATTTGGATTTTCTTTTTCGAGTCTTTGATGATTTTGATATATATTCTGGTTTAAATTTTTGAATATCAAATACAATTGCACTTTTACCAGTTTGACAATGACTTGCGCCTAATGCATTTGGATATCTTCCATTCAATACATTATCAGTTACAGTAGAAATTAAAACATCGTCTGTACCTTTTATAATAAAATATTGTCCGGAAGTTGGTTTCGTTACAGCTATTGCATTTTCTAATGAAATTACATTTGTAAAATCATTCAAAATAATACCTAATTTATTGATTAGAACATATGGAAAATCTGCATTTACGTTTTGATAACCAATACCTCTACAATCAAATACAATTGCATTGTCAGTTGTTGTCATATCTATAATTTCACTCAATCTTGATTTTGTAGATAGATAATAAGTATTTTCATATAAAAAAACGATATTATCAACATGTTCGTTTATATAATCGTGTATATTTGTTTCTTCCATCATAATGACGTCGTACACTGTTTGCGATTTTTCAATTTTTATTTTACTTTTATGAGTATCTAATTCTTTATTGGAAAGTCCTTCTATGTTATATGATTCATATCTATCATATGAATCTGGTACAGCTGCATTGATACCATATCGTTCGGATGGTGACATATAATTATCATTATCATCAATCAATACCGGACTATCTAAAAGAGAATAACTACCATTTGTATCGTTCTCTAAATTCAACAATGTATTATAAATATCTTCATCATCCATCGTTAATGCACGTCTTCTTCGGGGTGCACCGGGGGTTATTGGTCTTCTCTCTCTTACTGTTACATTTTCATGAGGAGGAGTCATTATATTTTCATTGAATGGTGACAGATAAACCGGTGTTCCAGGATTTATTAGTGTTCTGTCTCTAACTGTTATATTTGGATGAATACCACTAGGTGGACTTGATATATTAAAGAACTCTTCGGGTGTTGTAATAGGCGATGAAATATTTGTAATTGAATTTGGTGAATTTCTCGATGTACTTCTACTTCTTGGCATATGTATATTATATTGTAATATAAAAATATATACTCCTTTAACAATTCAACTAGATAATTTTGAGAGTGATTTTCTAAATATCGAAAAATATTATCCCATTACATATAATTTAGTTAACATATTATGCATTTTTATATATTAACACTAAAATTAAAACACACGCACATTGCTCTAAATTATATTATACATAATATATATAAGCTATGAATGTTTATACATATTATAAATTGGTCATATATTGTTTGCTCTCATATGTACTTATTTGCGTAACTGAGCAAGATTGTCCAATTATAAAAAATAATATACCAAAAAATGAAACAAGAAATAATATACGTATTATGCAATATAACACTGAATGGTTATTTGTGGATTATTATGCTTCGTCAGATTGTCCAGGACAAGGATGTACATGGAAAAATCAAAGCGAAGCTATCGAACATTTATCTTATGTAGCAAAAGTAATTCAAGATATGGAACCAGATATTATAAATATATGTGAAATTGAAGGATGTGACGAACTAAATATGTTAATATCTGCAATACAAAATACAGAATATACTCCCTATTTAATTAATGGAAAAGATACTTCCACTGGTCAAAATGCTGGAATGCTCACTAAAATAACCCCCCAAGTAAATTTATATAGAACCGAAGAACATGCGAACTATCCTATATTGAATTCAAACTGTGGATACACTGGTTCCCCGGGGACCGCAGGTGTTAGCAAACATTATATTACCGAATTTATGTGGAATAATATGAATATAGCGTTCATCGGAGCACATTTATTGGCATTTCCAACGGATTCATTGAGATGTGCTGAAAGAGAAGCCCAGGCAACTGTATTACAAAACGTCATTATTTCTTATGTTAAAAAGAACTATGAAATTATTATGCTGGGAGATTTTAATGATTTTGATGAGAACACTCTGGATAGAAATAATAATAAACCGACATCCCATGTTCTGGATATATTGAAAGGATTGAATACGGATATATACACATTACAAAACGCGGCTACATTAATACCGCAATCGAATCGTTATAGTGATTGGTATGATAGTAATGGGGATTGTAAATCTACTTTAACAGAATTTTCTATGATAGACCATGTATTATTAACACCAAATCTAATGGATAAAATAAAAAACGTCTTTATTTACCAGGAATATGCAGAATATTGTGGGAAATATAATTCAGACCATTATCCAGTAATAGTGGATTTTGAATTTGTCTAAATATAATTATCTAATTCGTCTATTGATATTCCTTGTGCTAAATAGTTTTCTATTCGCGATGGATGAAGGGCAACTTGCATGAGTTCTTCTTTGTAAATGGCACATCGTTTTGTTATAGCATCATAATCGATTTCAAATATAGGGGAGTTTACTGAAATATTTTCATAATCGAAAAATGAATAACATACAATATGTTTTTGATTTTTTTCTAATATAGAAATACCATTTATATTAGATGATAAACTATACCAATTAATTTTGTGGGGATGTTCTTCTAATATAGGAATAGCGTTTGGGTTTTCACATAAATAACGCCACCCATTATCATCTAATTTAACCAGATTAGGTTGTATAATATGTATTGCTTTGGGGTTTTTCGCTAGAACTTGCCATGCAGCATTAGTTAATTTATGTAAATTTTGTTCTATAATATGAATAGCAAGTGGATTTTCACATAAATCCATCCAAAAATATGTCGTTATTTTTTCTGGATATTTTTTCATAAATTTTTCTAATAAATCAATATAAATCGGATTTGTATACCTTGCTAAAACACATATGCAACTACTATTTAATAATTCGTCTATTATTTTGTCTTTATGGATATCTATAATATGAACGAAATTTGGATGTCTCAATAAATTCATTCTACCATAAGAGTCCAATGATTTAATACATATATCGAAATGTTTTTCTATTACATGCATAGCATTTGGATTATATACGAAATCATTCCACCTTATTTTATCGATATGGTTATTCAACATATCTACTGCAAACGGATTTCTGGATAATTTTTCCAAACAATGATGGTCTAATAAGTCAATATGTTTTTCTACAAAAGGAATTGCTTTTTCTCTGGTGACCAGATTCCACCACAGTATTCGTTTGGGTTCTATCCATGATTTTAATTTATAAAAGTCATATACACTTTCAGATGTATTCATTGTTTTTTGATTATAGAAAATATTTATCATTATTTTGTCATCAATTTTTTATTTCTGCGTGGTTATAATTTTGAAAAATTGAAACTATATAAATATATTTATATAATTGTATTTTATATACAAAACACAATAAACGAAAATGCTAAGTTTTATTGAACCTGATTCCGATGATATGTATGATGCTCAGATTACTATATCTGAGTTGATTGATGAATATCTAAATGATGAAATTTTGAAAATGTCATCCCCTAATTTTCATAATGAACTTGTTAATCAAGTTAGTGATATTCTATTTGAACAGTGGACTAGTGCAGGAATATGTGATGACGATGATGAAATATATGAAGAAATATGTGATTTTGTAGAAAATGTATGTAATGATTACTTTGATAATTATGATGTACCTGCACGTCAATATCCTATTACTATTTTGAGTGAATCCAAAGACACTACAATAATTGAAGAAAAATTAAAAAAGTTGAATGATATGAATCAACCGGAACAAAGAACTAATGAATGGTATGAATATAGACATAATATGATAACTGCAAGCAATATTTGGAAGGTTTTTGCAAGCGAATCGCAATACAATAGTTTAATATATGAAAAATGTCTTCCATTTGATAACAGAAGTGGCGGCGGATATGTAAATACAGAATCTCCATTACATTGGGGTGTTAAATATGAACCCGTAACTATAATGATGTATGAATTATTCAATAGTACAAAAATTGGTGAATTTGGATGTATTCAACATCCTGTATATAAATATATTGGTGCATCACCTGATGGTATTGTAGTTGACCCATCCAGTGACCGTTTTGGACGTATGGTAGAAATTAAAAATATTGTAAATAGGGAAATTACTGGTATTCCAAAAGAAGAATATTGGATTCAAATGCAATTGCAATTAGAAACATGTGATTTGGATGAATGCGATTTTGTGGAAACTCGTTTCAGAGAATATGAAAATGAGTGGATGTTTTATAATAATATTCGCCGTCGCAAGGAAAGTGTTGATATTGTTGTTGAAAAAATAGATACAGTAACTGATGTGGATTTAGAATTGGATTTTATCGAACCGGATGAAAATTTAGACACCGCCGTAAACTTAACAGACGTAAACTTAGACACCGTCGTAAACTTAACAGACGTAAACTTAGACACCGTCGTAAACTTACACCCCGATGAAGACCATTTACCAATTGAAGAAGAAACGGTCGTAAACTTGGAAGAACCTCCTTTCCGTGGTGTTATTGCGCATTTCATATCAAAAACATTTACAAGTAATGTACCAAAATATGTATATATGCCAATTGATACGCCTATTGAAAAAGAAATTATTGATGAATGGATTAAAACCCAGAAAGAAATATTAAAAGAAACTCATGCATTATTTACAGTTATTTATTGGTATTTAGATGAATATTCCTGTATTTTGGTGAAACGAAATAATAAATGGTTCGAAGCCGCTGTTCCTAAAATACAAGAAGCTTGGAATACTATTGAAAAAGAACGCGTAACTGGATATGAACATCGCGCGACAAAGAAAAAACGAAATGAAGTTGTAGTAGAAAACAGTACAGAAAATGGTAAATTAATAAAAAATTTGCAAGTGAATAATGGAATATGTTTAATCAAATTGGATTAGTTAGATTATTT